CACCTCCGCAGAGGATTTGAAATCCACCTACAACGTGTCAGAAGACACACAACAACAGTGAAACATCTGGGATACGGCGCCAGACCCACTCAACAGAAGTGATTACACCCCGAGAGTGGACAAGAAGTCATGTTGTGCAACACGGTTCTTGTAGTAAGCGCGACGCTTGTCATGTCTGACTCGGAACAGATACAGTGTGTGAAGTATGCAATATGCAAACGACACAACAGCTGCTCCTAACGCGATGTAAGACACCACCGCATCCATACTGGTTTCAAAGGGTGGCAGATTGGTTGTGCATCCCGTCAAGGATGCGACCCCGGCTAAGCTCATCAATGCGCAAGGGGCAGCAGAGGCGATCATCGGAATAAACGAAACGTTAAATCTACACCTCCACAGAACACCAACAGCAGCAAAGAAGATTGCCAGGCACGAGTACAACGTCGTGGCTATCTCATCCCACAAACTGCCATGATATGAGTAACTGACACCGTGGCCCTGCTCAGCCCCCTGGTTCGGCAACCGCCTCCAGTGGAACCACCGGGTTATCCAACTGTTGTGGATCTCACCATCGTGCCAGCCATAACGGCCAGCAAAGTGTCGAGCATCAGGAGCAGCAGAGTTGAACCTACCAAAACGGTAAATGAACTCTTCAGGACTGTCCTGATCGATGATAAGTTGCACATCAGTATGGCCGGTGGATCTGAGGTCCTCCACGAGCTTCAAAGCTGACTTGAAGTCCACGATGCCTCCACACTCCGCCTCAAACATGGCAATCAGACGAGCACAATCTCTGTCACACCTCACCTTCCGAAACTCATCACGAAGGCAGGATTCCAAACGATAAGGCTTAAATTCTCCCAGCATGCCGTGCTTCATCAGATATTGGCGTTTAACTGCGATCCGACCACGTGTAATCCACTCCAACGCGGCAGCAAACGCACTGGCCCCACGAATCCACGGACCAGCAAGAAGCCCTATGCACTTCGATCTCTGAATCATGGCATCGGCACCATCATCAATTGGGTCACACTCATAGTTCGTGATGAGATTCACCAATGTCTTCCACTCATCACGAAAGCGAAATAAGTTATCGTTAACGCGTTCGAAATGGTTCCCGCAGAAAGAGAGAGTATCCCATGGGCCCTCGTTGAACGTGAGCAGCATTCCGGCAGCCTGCGCACGCTCCTCAAACTGACGCAAATCTTCGACATTTCCCAGGCGCGGGGAAGGACTCATACCATCATCTCCCTCGAATAGGCACTGCTCCATCGTGTCTGCGACGGACTTGTCTAGCACGAAAGACATCACGACAATGTTTGTGACCAAATTTCCAATAGACGTCCAATAGTCACCAGACATGCGGATGTGATGGTAATGGGGAATCCTAAACCCCGGGCCCCTGATTCTCACCTCCTCACGCATCAGTGCCCTACGGATGAACTCTCTTTCTTGATCTGTATCAGCGAGTTCCATATAAATTACATTTTCCACATGATTCTTAATCAGTGGAGTGATACAGGATTCGAATGAGGTGAAGTCGGTTTCTATACACAGACCAAATCAGCGAACTTCTCCCTCAACTTTTCCAAAATCTGCTCGGCGGTCAAGCCCTTCACGTTACATTTCCGAGTTCCTATCTCGATTTTCTTCAATATGACACCCATCAAACGAATTTGGACACCTCTCAGCCTCGGGGGGAGGGACATGATAAGACGAATACACTTCGCCTTGATCTTTGGGTAACATTCCAGCTTGAAGTGTGAGTCATACGGGGTTCCAAGGTATTCTTCCATAACCGCGTCGAAATTTGACTCGACGGCATCAAACCCCTCCAGGATCTGCTTGGCTTCCGTGGCATTACGCCCATCATTGGCTTTCACAACGCACTCCAGTTGAGTAGCTGGGGTGGTGTGATAATCTCCAATCTCCAACTTGATCAATCTAGCCAACTCTCGCGCACGTTTCTCAAGCTCATCGATAACTGGATGCATGGCTCCATCAGCGCCTAGAAAGCTACCAGGGGCTGGAGTGTCGGGGAACAAACGTTTACACAACGATGCTCTGATGGTGTCTGGGTCACCGTAATCGGGCAGATGAGGACATAAATTATCTACATAAAATGGCATACGACGTATTTTCCGGGAATAACGCGCCCTCACGGCACTTAAGTCGGGGGCGAAGTATACACCTTTCAATCTCTCTTGCCAATCCGCAGGTGGCGCCACAGTGTAGGTCTGCGGAACCCACTCCTCGACATGATTTAACCACAACGTGCCATTGGATGCATCAAACATGCCTGCCAAGAGGAAACACAGCAGGGCATAATTGCGAGACAACTCGGGATGGGCACGCAGATAGTCATTGCACTCCTTGTCACTTCGGATTGCTTGCGAAATGTTCCTCATTCTCTGCGCAGTCTTCTCGGTCAACGCGGATTGGCCGGCAACACCTTCGAACATCTTCGGGACGACCATACTTACTACAGATGTTCCAGGAACGTAAAACTTGTATGTGCGGTCCTTCATGACAGCAACAGTGATCAGTGGATCAGAAGAGGTCTCATAGGTGGAGTTTGGCGGGCAGCGGACATTGTATCTCCCATTGAATGTGTACACATCCAGGACTTCCTCGCTGGGATCATCGGGATCAATATATCCTAGCTGAATGAGCCGCTGACGGTACATCTGGGCGATCTGGGACTGTTGGAGGTTCTGGGCCTGCAGTGCCATAAGCTCTTCATGTTGGGAAGAAACATGAGTAGCCATCTCAGCACGCATTTCCCTTTCCTCCTCCAGTTTTTCACGTAGCGCATCTGCCTCACCGCGCTCCTGGAGAACGGCGTCAACTGCGGCAGTAGCCACAGCTGTGCTGCGAGTATGACCTCTCCCTTGCTTCACTAACCTCTGCTTCTTGTCACTCGAACCCTTTCGGGGCACATTGGTCTGCGCCTTGGAACGTCCACCCTTGCGGGTGGCAGACACCTTTAGTTTTCTGGCACCTGTTGATGAGTTCACAGGAGAACTGGGCTGAGGAGCACCTCGACTCGGAGGGGCAGTGGGGGGAAGAGTTTGAGAACCGGCAACTACGGAAGCGGCGGCAGGACTACTTTTTCCTGACTCATCAGCCTTTCTATTCGGCCGATATGGATTTTGAGGAACATCGACTGCCCTAACCGGAGCTTGTGCGAGTTTCCGAATCGCTTCAGCTGCCGCCAAGACTTTTGGGTCCTTTGACTGATGTCGCGGGTGCGGTCTTGTGTTAGGTTTGTCTTCCTCGTCAGGGTCTGGCTGCGGGCCTGGGGGCGGCGCAGCGGGGGTTGGAAGGGGAGCCGGCGTAGTTGTCGTGCCACTGTCAGGGGGTATTTCAATTCTTACATCTGGTGTTACAGTCCCTGATTCAGTGGGGGCCTGTTGGTTCTCAGGACCGGGGTTTTGCTCAATGCCAGCCAGCACGAGGAGAGCGCGCAGTGCCAGCAACCAGCGAGCCATGTCAAGACTCGTGGCGAGTATGTGTGCAACTTTAAGAGCATCTCGGGAATCAAAATCTGAGCGACAACAGAAGTAGTCTGCCATTTCCTCGACCTCCATCCGCGCAATAGCTCGAGACCATCCTCTGATCTTGGCGTACGAATAGGGAGCACAATACCCTTGGTCATAACGCGGGCTTTGCAGCTCTGAGCACCAGCTGAAAGACCCTGTTGCGGCACCCTCAAAGAGGGAGCGCACTCCGCAACGCGCGTCGACCATACTGCAAGTAGGATCGGCATTGTCAGGATCATTTAGTCGACGAACTATCTCCTGAACAAGCCTGTGCGGGGTAGACCCGACCCATTGGTGCCGCTGATGCATCGCGCGTGCTATGTCGAACGCATCTGCAACGATGGAATTGCGGCACCGCCCAGAACCCTCTGGATGGATTAATCCGGAAAAGTCCTGTCCAAAGAAAGATGTGTCAAGGCTTTCTGCTGGGCAGCACTTGTCCGAATCCCCCATCACAAGAGCTCTGGGATCTGCTTTTCGCACCAAACAGCCATAATTGCCAAATACCGGCAAAGTGCCTGTTGGGTGGCCAAGGATAGCCCCGAGGAATCTCACCACAATCTCACACTCCGAATCAGGATCAACTCCAGGAGGGCATGAAGCACAGTTCACTTTCCCTTGGGCTTTGAGGGCCAGTAGGTTAAGCCAGGTGCGCTTGCATTGCCGCACGAGAAAACCTTTCCGCCCTCGGACACGCCTTGCATTCGTGGTGACTGTCCGCGGATGCAAGTCGTCCTCACACTCCGCTTCAACCTTCTCGCGGCTGAAGCGCCTCGCTTTCTCACGCTCCACCTTTCTCTTGCCTCGACTCCTCGCGGCAACACGCTCTCTCCACACATCATCACCCGACCTCCGTCGGGCCTTCCTCCGACTCTTTCTCTCAAGTCGGGCATCATCAGAAGAAACAGAAGAAGAAATAGAAGAAAAAGGGCGTATGGTAGAACTCATGACCATAACAAAAGGAAAATAAATGTCCCACTCCGTCTCACTGGTTCAGGAGTCCATTGGGGCTGGACGCCATCCGGTTTCCCGCACATACCACCCATACGCAAGAGGTGGCTTTGATCAAGGATTCCATAGAGCGCCAGCTGATCCAACTTCGTCCGCCCCAATCGTTGCGGAATGGCCAACAAGTGTGGTCCCACTGGTAAGTTGCAATCTGGGGTCACTTGGGTTGGTTGCAACAATATCAATAACGAGGTATGTATATAAAATCAATTGACTAATCACACTAACGTGCATATCACACTTCCCGTCCCAGGTAGCTAGCCATAACTCTAGGGACACCACCCCGCGGTGGCAAAGGAGAGCATACTTAGGAACTCACGCCCATGTCAGCAGTGTGCGCTGCCAGCCATTTGAGGATGTGGCTTCATCTGTACAAACTCAGTCAAACAAAACGTCACTGAATCCACCCAACATCCATTCATCTGGAGTAGAAATACTTACGCTCGCTCAGCGGCCTAGTACCTGATTGCTGTACATCGACGGCACACCCAAAGACTGACACTTGTCTGGG